CAACGCTTTGATTAACAGTAGTTACAACGCTGTTTGCAAATACAACAGCTACTTTAAAAGCAGCCATAGGATCATCAACAACATAAGCCACAGCCGAAGTAGCAGCAGCATTACCTGGGTAATATTGAGCTTGAACGGTTTGACCTTGACTGTTTACATACTGAACACCAAGAAATACACCATAGGTGTAGTTAGCAGGGGAAGTTGTAGAGTCGTTTGTAACACCAGATTTTTCAATAGTTCCACCATCGACTACAGCCACAATATCCCCGTTAAAAATCGCAGTGTTATAAGTACTTGCGATCGGCAATTGACGGGTTGCACCAGCGTAGGGTTTGCCGTCTACGCTGTTGATTGGGACTAGTCCAGATGGAGCTGTTACGCTTGGATAAGCCATAATAAATCTCCTAAATTAAAAATTAACCACCTTTTCCAAAAGAACCCACCGTAACCTTCCCTTCATTAAAAAGAGGCATACGAGGATCATTCTGGCGCATAAGAGTGTTCTCTACCGCCTTCATTTGAGCATCTGCTTGATCAGAGTAGTATTTGTTACGCTGTTCAACAAACTCAGTTGGGGTCTTGCAAAGTAACAATCCGCCAATCTCAATGTTGTCTTTATAACGACTATTGGGATCAGCTAGCAGTCGTAATGCAGGTTGCTCTTCCATTAACACTGGTTCCCAACCTTCTCTGAGTTTGGCAGATAGGTTACGTGGGTCAGCGTTATTTAAAGATGCAACACGAATCCAGCGATAAGCGTACCCAGCCTGTTTGTCTGGCTCTGGTAACAACTCCGCGGGCGCCCACTGCTTGGGACGCTCTGAGGTTGCTCGGGTTTCTACTTCGCGATCAATTCTTTTTTCAGCCATTTTGGGCCTCCAGTTTTCTAATTTCAAGAGCATATTGCTCCGGGGTTAATCCTAACTTCTTCGCCAATGCAACTTGTGTGTTTGTCAGCTTTATCCGTTTGGAGGATGTACTGCGCGTTGCAGGAGCGACTACGTTACTCGATTTCCGGACAGGTTCGGCTGCCGGTTTTTCAACCTCCGGTTCCTCAAATTGCTCTGGGAATCGTTTACGCATTGTTTCGTCAATACGTTTGTAGTACTCGTCAGAACCAATAGTAACACCATTTCGCTTAAGTTTTTCATGTAAACCAAGCGCGGTTGCGGTCATTTCTTCATCTTGACCAAACCAAGGATTGTCTTCTTGCCATTCCGTTGCCTTTTTGTCAGGTTCTGGAGCTTTTTCAGTCTGTTGAGGTATTTGTACCTCATTTCTTTCTTCTTGTAAAGCGGGCATTTTGAAGTTTTTTATTCTATCAAGCTGCAGGGTGGCATTTGTAATAGATTGCTGAGCATTCATCATGCCTTCGCTATCGCCCCCCTCGTAAGCCTCTTTATAAGATTTTTTAGCCATTTCTAGCTGTAAATCAGCCGCTGTTTTCATAGCAGCAACGTATTCTTTTTCTCCATTAGAGAGTAAATCTTTGATCCGCTTGTTTTCCTGCATCAAACGTTGAGCAGCATCAATAGCCGCTTGGCGCTCTCTATCTGAAGAATCCGCACGGCGGCGCTCGTCATGCCAGACCTTTTTCATCTGTACGAGCTTCTCTTTAGCCTCTGCGCTGTACTTGTCTAGCTCATCTACTTCAAGCTTTTCGACCAGTTCTTTTGGCAAGGGTTGACGGCCCCGATCTTCCGGTGGGGTATCATCTTCAATTTCAATCTCTATTTCTGGACTACCTTTAGCTTCCAGCTCTTCGGCAGGGGGTGCTTCTTGTTTGCCTTTTGCTTCTGCTTCGTCTGGAAACTCAAATTCTACTTTTTCCATTTCAGCCATTTTTGTTAGCTCCTTTAAATAAACTTACGACTAATTCCGCGAGGATCGTCAACAACCGCCTCAACAGAATCATCATTGATAATACGAAATTCACGGCCATGGATAACAAGACGTGTGCCTGCGTTTGGTCGCACTAAGACAAAATCGCCTTTTTTACACCAAGCACCATTGGGAAAACGGGTTGGGTCTTTATAGCAATCAGAACCTAAATCCACAACAAACAATACGGTAGTCAACAATTCGTCGTAACGAAGAGTTTCATCCGCTTTTGCTAATCCACTGTCAAATTCTTTTTCCACTTCTGGAATAGCACAAAGAATCCTATAGCCTTGTGGTTTTGGTAACTGCTTTGCTTTTTCTTCTGCTTCTTTATTTAATACCGCTGTTAGATCTATTGCTTGTGATAAATCTAAATTACTCATCAGAATGCTCCATCTTTTGTTTCAGGTCTAATATTTCTTGCCGCGCAATGAGCAGACCGTGTATCTCACCACACATCCTTTGGTAGTCGGCAAAGTCTTTGGCTTGTCCGCTTGCTACCCAATCTCGTTTTTGTACGAGCTCTCTATCTAGTTCTTGTACTAGAACATCAAATGCATTCATTAATCACCTTTCTTAGGTTTCTTTTCCTTTTCAGGCCTTAGTGTTTCAAAAGCTTCTTTAATAAACATCTTTTCCTTGTCATCCCGCATTTGTGCTGCAGTCTTTAAGGCGTCAAACTTGTTTCGATCTGCATCGTTTTTGGCTTGTGTGGCCACACGCTCTTGGTCAACAGCAATTTGTTGTGCCTTGAGCATCGCATCGACTTGATCTTTTGTTGCTTTACGTTGCTGCTCCGCTTGCTTAATCTGGAGCTCCTGCATTTGCATCTGAATAAGCGGGTCTTGCGCTTGCTGTTGCGCTTGTTGGGCTTGAGCTTCTTGTTGGGCCTGGCCGAGCAGTTTGGTACTAGCCTGAGCCATGAGACGAGACAATTCAACTTCAACACTCTTAGGTAATACTCGCTCTTCATCTTCTTCATCAATAACAGGAATACTAACGCCAAGAGTTGCCTCAATTTGTTTGCGGTACTCCATCCCTACGTGCTCATTAATATGGGCAGTCATCGCCGCCTGCATCACCTGGGCGATCTGTGGGTTCATACCTAAAACTTGTTGGATCTTAGGATTCTGCATCGCGGTAGTATGTACTTGAATATGCGCTTGGTGGTCCTGATACATAAAGGCTTTTACTGGTTTGCCACGCAAAACATTCATGTTCTCGGTAACCGGATCCGTTGGCTTCTCGTCGTCTTCCATAGGCACCAGCTTTGCCGCGTTTTTAATTCCAAGCACATCAAGCATCTGGCGATGTAAGAGGGGCATGTTGTAGAGTTGAGGAGCCTGTTGCGCCAACTGAAGTACCGCTTGGTACTGAACAATCTTTTGCGCCATTGTTGCTGCATTAGGATCCGAAACCGGTATAACCTCAACATTGTCATAGTCCGATCTCTTCGCGCGAGGCGAGCCTTCAACTGGTACATAGTTATATTCTTCTGGGGTGTACTCTGCAATAATTTTCTTTAGAAGCTTAAACTCCCGTTTCATGGAGTAATGGATACGTGCTTGAACCGCACTCATTACCTTTAGAGTTCTTTCTAAGATTGCCAGTGTGGTGCCTACCGGCGCATTTGCGCTCATGTCAGAAACCTTCATGTCGCTTACCGAAGCAAACGCACGGCCCTCTTGAATTACTTTATCAAGCAGTTGAGCCAATACAATAGAAGGTTCTTTGTATGGAAGGGGTAGGATGTTATCCCGCATGGTTCCAGACGGAACGTCTACATCTCTAAACTCTCCAGGAGCAATTGGGGTATCGTCACCCTTTATTCGCAAACCACGGGTCTTAAAGCCACCCGGCAGATTTGAGAGGGTTCCAGCATCGACAAGCTGTCGAAGCATAGAGGTACCAGACTTAGCAAAAGCCCCAATAAGATGAATGAGACCAAAACAATAGAAACCGAAACCAGGGATGTATCCGTAATGGACGAAGTGCTGTCTCTTTTGATGCGTTTCATCGTCTGACTCCCAATTACGACGGATTGCTAGGATTGTGTTGCTGCCTTTCTCAATCGTTACAACATATGGCAGTGCAATACCAGTTTCTTCTCCGTCTTTATCTTTATGCTCGTAACCAGTAAGATCTAACTCAACGTGCATCTCAAGAATTTTGTAACGATCATCCGTTGTAGCTCTAAAGCCTAGCTTCTCTGCAATCTTTTTTTCTACTTCATCAAGGACGTTGTCGGGTTCACCTAAATCTATATCACGATAGAAGCCCGCATGTTGTAACCGTTTTAAATCGTTCTCGGTCTTGCGCATTACGTGAGTAATACGTTCTGCAGTCTCTAAACTAGAGGCGCCATAGGGCACCACAATATCCTCTGCAGGAACAAACATGGCAACCTGACGATCAAGCGCCGGGTCAATATAAATCTTTTTAAATGCGTTACCTGCAAGGCCCAAGCCCCATAACATTCTCTCGTGCTCAGGTCTGTACTCCTGCATCACATCTGTTAATTGGTAATTCATGTCATCTTTGACACGCTCGGCGGCTTCTTTTTTCTCGGTGGTTTCTTTACCAATAATCTGTGTCTTAACGGGTCCCGCTGCGGGGAATGTAGACATCATCGTTTCCGATTGGAACTTGACTAGCGCTTCACTAAGGATGGGATGGTACACACCACAAGCACCTTCCCAAGGTTCTGTTCTTTCTTCGATCTTTAGACCGAGTAACTCTAGGCCATCAACATAGGTTTGAATCCAATCTTTTCTACTGCCAATATCAGAATCAAAATCACCAATCAATTCACCAGCTAAACTAGTTAACTCACCCTCGCTCATGTACTCTGCAAGGTTGGCATCAAAATCTTCGTCTGTTTCTTTAGTGGGCTCTATCTCAATCTCTAACCCATCAACGCCAATTGTTACCGACTCAGGATCCTCAATCTCAATCTCAATTTCTGGTTCTTCTGCCGCCAAGGCTTCGATTCCTTGTGGGAGCTGGTATAGCGCTTTTTCTATTGCCATAATATTTCCTTAGTAATACGCAACTTTGCGTCTAAACTCTCTTGGTTCATCTTCTTCATCCGAAGCCAACCGAATAAATCCACCTCTTCTAAACCGTAGCAATGCCTGGGTCAGTGAGTCCACCAAGTCGTCATGCTCTCCAGACGGGAACGAGGCTACTTCCTCGACTAACTCCTCCGCCCAGTGCGTTCTTGGTACCCACACTCTACCACTTGCAAAAATGTCTGCAACCGCATTTAATCTTGCTATCTTATCATTGCCTTTTGACGGTGTATATTCCTGCACCGGGATACCCATCGCTCTTAACTCGAATATTAACGGAGAACCCGCCGCTTTTGCTTCCACAATCAATGAATCTGGCTCCCATTCTCTCCATTCTTCGTACGCGCGTTGTTTAAGTTCTGGAAACTCCATCCTTTTCTTAAACGCATTGAGGGCAATAATGTTAGCTTGCTCCCGGCCGTTTGTATCTGGTGCATAAAACACCCCCCACGTCGTACACGCACTATAGTCGCTTCGTTCTGTCTTTAAGAACGCCGTATCCCACGATTGAATCAAAAAGTCACAGAACGGAGGGCTGTCGTCCTCCCACCACTGCCACCACTCCCGTTTAATAATCGCCGAGACGTCGCTTGTAGGCTGCTGCATGTACTGCGCCTGCCATTTGGCGTTGGGTAACTCTGTCCGCAGGGCTTCTAATTCCTCCAGTTTCCAAAACTCCGGCCATAGAGGCTCTCCAGAAGGCAAAATCGCAGGAAAATCAATGACTTCCCAGTCTTCACCCTGTCGCTGCGCCGCCGCTTTGACCACCTGACCTGTTAAATCCTTCTTTGACCACCGTGTCATCACAACCACAATGGCGCCACCTGGCTGTAAACGCTGTCTTGGACCGGATGTATACCATTCGTAGGTCTTGTCGTACACCTCGGGGTTTGTTTCGGCTATGGTTGCCTCTTGTTCTGAGTGAGGATCGTCGATAATGAGGATGTCAGCGCCTTTACCCGTGACTGCACCGCCAACACCAATAGCAAAATAGTCTCCGCCATGGTTAGTGTTCCACCGCCCAGCAGCTTTAGAGTCAGACTGTAGTTCAACCGCCGGAAATAGTCGTCTATAGGCTTCGGAATCCACCAAGTTTCTGACTTTTCGTCCAAACCCAACAGCCAATTCAGCAGTGTGGGATGTCTGGATAACCTTTTTATGAGGAAATCGTCCCAAGAACCACGCAGGTAGCAGGTAAGAAGCAAACTCAGATTTAGTATGACGAGGAGGCATGTTAATAATAAGACGCTTAATATCTCCATTTGCTACCCTTTCAAAGGCTCTCGCCATTTTTTCGTGATGTCGCCCATGAATGAAGCCTGGCCATACTTCTTCCACGAATTTCATAAAATCTAGTGCTGCTTCTTCCCGTTTTAGCCGGAGCGCAAGTTCATTTTTTAGGGAGGCAATGTGTAATCTGGCCGTTGGAGGCGCATTTTTGATGGCCGTTTCAATTTCAGCCACCGTAAAGTCGGATAACTTGGTTTTTGGCGTCATTAATTAGGGTTTACGAGTATTTTTGGAGTCATGGGTTTAATTTAGTCGCGACTTTTTTGCAAATAGGTTTAATTTAGTCGCGACTTTTTTGCAAATAGGTTTAATTTAGTCGCTAAATTGGTATCGGATCTAAAAACATTGGGGTTGTCTCACCCATATAGGCCCCTAGAATGTTGTATTCGTAGTATTCGTACGCCTCTTCCTCGTCCATCCCATCTTCCATCAGGATTTCAATAATTTTTGACACGCTGTAACACACTACTGGGTCCCGGTCTATCCGCGAAACGATCCCTACAACCGCCTCATCAAACCGCCCTGGCTCAAGCACCATCGCGCCTTCTGCAAATTCGTTCAAATAGTCCCGTTTACTCATCATTTTCTTTCTCCTCTAGTTTTGGTTTCCTACCTAACTCCTCATCTAAATCAATACCTAGACTGGTACTTTCTTTACTCTCTACTACCTGCACCACACCCATGTATTTTGAAAGGGTGGCGACTAGTTCTTTCTCAAGCTCCTCGGTACTCTTGTTGTTGATATTCACTTCGAGGCGCTCCGTAAACAGCCCAATCTCACTAACCTTGCCCATAAGTTCTAAGGCCCGCAGCTGCTCCATCGGTTTTGTGTCACTCGTAGGGTCTGAAATCTCTAGGAGCCGGTTGACGATATAGTTCCGTGCTTGAATGTTTGAGTCAATGACCTGGTGGTCGTACTCGGTGATGAGGGCTTTTAGTTGTCTAGCAACGGCTGATGAACTGGGAACTTGTGGCGCTAGCTCGCTACCACTAAAAATTTGACGGGCTTCTTCTCTAGCCGTTTCGTCAGGCTCTACATCTCCACCCGCTTCGCGGATCACCTCTGCGCTTTTAAAAAAAGCATCTGCACGGGCAGCAATTTCTGCCGGAGTCCCTTGTACATCTTGAATTAGCGGCACATCCTTGTCTGTAGGAATTACCATCATTGTCATCGCGTTTTACCTTTAGCTGTTTGTAGCTGTTGTCGCGATTATATAACTATTTTGTATTGTGTTGTACTACGCGTATGCGTACGCACTCTTCTTTGCTTTTTTAGGTCTAGCTTCGTGATGGATTTTGTACTTCCAATAGATAGCATGTTTGTAAGACCAGGGGTTGCCTGGTGTGTAGATTTTGAACCCGGCATTGATTAATGAGTTTGCACTAGCAGGGTTGTCCGTTGTATCCGTAATGACCCAGTTCCATCCTAGTTTTTTAGCCTGTTTGACTCGCGCGAGGATTAGTCGTTTCTGTAACCCATGCCCTGTGAAATCATCTAAGACTCCTGCTCTACACAAGTATCCGGTATCAGTCCAGACCATTGAGCGCACTAAGCCAGCAAATGCTACTGGTTTTCCAGATTCTGTATATGTAATCCACCAATGACCGTGATCGGGTTTGTACAAGTTATCGCTAGGCAAGATTTCTTTTTGCAAGTGGTTGATCACGCTCACATGTGCGCTGTTGCGAATGTCAACTTTCCTGATTACAAACGTTTTTTCGCTCATGCCAATCCCCTCAAGAAGTAAGTGGTGGAAGGCGTCGTGAGACTGTAGACAGCTAATTATTTCAGGATCTATCCGAAAAGACTGGTGTGAGCTTCTAGCCCAGCCGGCCTTCCGAGATTAGTTTACTGTATTTTTAGGGGCGCGAGGCCCCTGGCACTACTTGACTAGGGTTTTTAACTGCTGGAAACCGTAATCGATTGATTTTTCTACGTCTTTTTGCATATTCTCGAAAAGGCTTTTGCTGTACTCATACTGTTTTTCGACAATTGCTAGGTAGTTTTTAAAAAAGTCCATGATCGCTCCTTAGTTGTTGGAGTGTGTAGTTTAACCCACATTTTGCTGCAGTGCAACAAAGTCTAAAAAATTTTTATATATACCCCCCGGGGTGTTTCATTTAGAAGTCGAAGGGGGGTGTTTTTGTACAGAATAAGAAACAAATCTAGGGAAAACCCTTATGGGGGTGGGGGGTGTAACGTTTATGTTGCATTAGGAGGGTTAAGGATACGTTTATGTTACGTTAAAAAATTGCAGATCTACTGTGCAAAATACAGTGTATAGAAGTACTAGGAGTCCCGAGTTGCCAAAATGGGGTGTGGGGGGTCAAGGAATGGGTGGGAGAAATCGGTGAGGGGGTGGGGTAAAAGCTATCAAGAAAGCAAAACCCAATAGAAAAATACAATCAAAAACCTAGGGTTTGTACGGATGTATTTGTATGACAACGCACTACAATTAATTACATCGAAAGCAATAACGCAATCGATAAACACTAGGAGAAATAACATGGATGTAACGACAGAGAAAGCATTAGAGAACATTGCAACAGAGAAGTATTTAATTGCTTGGGAGAATGCTAAACGCATGGAGAAGGAAGGTGGAGGCTTTCATTCAAGATTGGGTGAGTTGTTCTTCCATGCTGATGGCAGTAATGCCCGGGCATTGATTGACGCATTCCCTCAAGATTTCTTGAAGGGTTCGAAGTATTGGTAGTACAACCCCCGGGGGAAACCCCGGGATTCAAACACACTAGGAGAAATAACATGAACGCAATAACTAAACAGCAGTACAAATTCCTAATCGATTTACGGGATTCAGGCGAAATAAATATGTTTGGTGCCGGCCCATATCTTGAGGCGGAGTTTGATTTAGATAGAAGGGAAGCCCGTCAAGTATTGCAAAATTGGATGGGGTGGATGCAAGACCGGGAAGATGCCCGGAAAGAAATTGAAGTAGAGGCTTATTACAATCAATAACACAACCCCCGGGGGTAACCCCGGGAACTAGGAGAAATTATGCAAAGCACAATCATTAAGAAAGTAATTCACGGGTACGAAGTTGAGCTTGAACTTAACCCGGAGGTCGAATGGTCGGATTGTTGGATTACAAAAGGTGAATTCCACGGGTCATTACAAAGGTTAGAAGGTCAAGGAACATTGTCGGATAGTTATTGGAATGACCTTGAAGTAAGCCCGCACACGATTGAAGTAATCCGTAAATGGGCTGAGAAAAACGGGTATTAAAAAACTAACGCAACACCCGGGGGATTTTCCCCGGGATTCACAAGGAGAAATTATGAAATTCACTACACACAACGAAGCAGTCATTGAAGTATCGGGCACACACCTACAAGGTTATATCCAAGCAAACTATGTTGATTTAGTAAGTACTTTTGGTGCGCCTACAAATAGTGACGGGTACAAGGTTGATGCTGAATGGCAGGTATGTTTTGAGGATGGTACACGGGCAACAATCTATAACTGGAAGAATGGCAAAAACTATTGTGGTGAAAATGGTTTAGAACTACACGAAATCCAAGATTGGAATGTTGGCGGGTTTGACAAGTTTGCAGTTGAAAGAGTATTGAGGGTTTTATATAACACTACTGTGGAGGAGGTTTAATCATGGACGCAAAAGAAATTATTGGAATGTTGGTGGGGTTAGTGCATGACCTATACCCCGATGAAGAGTACGCAGAGCTTTACGGGATTGAAGAAAAGCTAGCATTGGCAAATAAATTTTTGGAGGAATCAAAATGAATTTACATGACATCGATTTAATTGAAGACGGAGCAGAGACCGAGACCGAGTACTACGAAGCAATACAGCGGGCAATCAATGAAGGTACAGCGTGGAAGTTTCAAGGGTCGTATGGTCGTACCATGATGGATGCCATTAGCAGCGGATATTGTTTGTTGGGTCGTCATCGTACCCAAGATTATTGGGGTAACACTATTCCGAGTCGGGATGATGTTCAGGCGGGTACGAAGGGGTCATATGATTATGTAGTGCATATGCAAGGCCAAGAGTGGGCCGATACGATGGGTGATATTTCTTAAAGCTTTCCTAGTAGTTGGCCCCCGAGAAATCGGGGGTTTTTTTATACCCAAAATTTCTTGATGAT